ACCGTGGCATCTCGCGTCGCTTGCGCCTCTGCCGCCGTATCGCGCGCTTTTAGCGTATTCAGCCGAGACTTAACCGCCTCTTGCATTTCAGGGTTTTCGATCATGCCCGCCATTTTCAAAGACGTGTCATAGTCACCTTCGGCGACATCCCAGACATCCGCCGCCTTGGCGTTCACATCGCGTGTAAAGGCTTTCTTCTTAACCGAGGTGCCCATCGCCTCTGCAACATCCGCCGAGACCATACCCCGCGCTGCGTCAACAACCTCTTGCGCATCATCAATTCGATCGGCATCCAGCAAGACACTAATCTGACCCGACAAAAGCTCGCCCATCGCTGCACGCGCTTTTTGATCCAGCCGCTCACCATCAAACCCTTGATCTTCAAACTTCTCACGCAAAACATCGTTCGCGTTTGAGAGGCTTTCGCCCCGCGCTTCTGGGCGACTAATCGCTGTTTCTAAATTAGCCTGAATAACGCCATCACGCTGCTGTTCAATATAAAAATCAGTCTGCTCCGCCTCATACTTGCCAGCCCGTTCTGACCACCCAGCAAACATATCATCCGCTGTCGCGCCAAATGCCTCTTTAGCCGCCGGGGATGATATGCCCTCAAGCAATTCGTTGCGGCGTTTAGACAGGCGCTCCTCAAGGCCCCGCATGACGGGACGTTTGCCCGCCACCAATTCCGCGCCCTTAAACTCTAAATACTCTTTTTCAGCTTCCGCTATGTCGGCACGGAACTGCAAAGCTGTTTCACGGACGCGGGCTTGGTTGATCTTGTATTGTTGATTTTCAACTTCTTGCCCCAAGACCGCGCCAAGCCCTTGAAGCGTTTGCCCAAATTGCTGTTGCTCACGGCCCTGAATGCTTGCGAGACGGTCTGATCCCGGATCAGATAACCGTCCCGCGCTTCCGCCTCCGGGTAGTACATCAAATGAACGTCTTGCAGGAACTCTCACTGATTAAAACCCCTTCAAGCCAGACAAGAACGACTTAGCCTTGTCTCCATACTTCGCCCAATTTTCTTTACTGGTTTGGAGCGCACCAGACTCTTTGGCTGTGTAGTATTGTTGTGCAACTTGTCCCGCGCCTGTCAGAAACGTTGTGGCTGCATTCATCATAGGGCTGATGCCGTCAGCCGTTGCTCTGCTCATAAGAGCGCTATTGCGGTCATTAACCGCCTGCGTGCGATGACCCCACGCTTCGCGTAATGCATTGGCTTTAATCTGGTTGCGATCCATCTCTCCAAGCACATCTGTCGAGGTTAAAACCTGAACCGCTGTGTCAGACCCTAAATCTATCCCGCTTGAGCCATAAGCGACACGCTGGTCACTCTTCAAAGCGGCGGTATCAAGAGCGGCTTTTTGCTCCATCTTTTCGCCGCGATCCAAGGATAGGCGCGCATCACTTTCAGCCGCTTTTGCGTTTATCTCTGCCAGTGTGGCTTGGAACTTCAAAGACGACTTTTGACCTAGCGCACTATAATATGCGCCAACTGTATTACTTGCCGTTCCGGCAGCGCCCATTGCTGTCGATGCAATCGCCATAACTTAGCCCCCAAACTGACAATAAAGCGTGATAGCCGAAACTGTCACAGGAAGCGGGTCAACGGTTTGAACAATAACTCGTCCAGACTTAGCCCACGATGTTCCGATACGAAGGTCGGTCTCTTTGCTAATGAGCGCAGGCGCTTCGCCAAAACTCTCAACAGTCCGCGTCTTGGATTCATAAAGTTTATCTAGGCTTTCGCCCGCAAAGAAGCGACCAGATCGATACGTTCTTAATGTGACTTCATTTACATTCTTAACCGTAGCTTGCGCATAGGCTTCGACCTCAGCAACCATTGGAAGCGTCTGCATTCTCGCCTTAATCTGTTTGCCAATGTGGACCTTTTCGCCCGCCTCGCTAATTGTTACAGCGCCAGACGATACCGTAAACGGCCCCTGCACCGCTCCATCAACTAGAGCATAAACTGTTTCACCTTCAAGATGATCGAGGTTGCTGAAGCTTGTCGTTGAAGCTCCGTCATAGCTGATGCAACTATCTAGTCCGATATAATCATCCGCATTAGCGAAGAACCTACTAGCCATTGCCTCAACGTAACGAACTGACGCACCATCAATTTCACGCTGAATAACGCAGTAGAGAATAGAGTCGTCGCCTTCCTCAATCACCGCGCAGCTTTCAATGACGCCGTTTTCTGTCGCATGTGTATGCCAAGCATAAACCTGTTGCTCCGGAACAAGCGTGACACCAAGCAATTGCCCATCGCTTGAAACCGCCCAAACAATAGGGACTGGCCCCTTGCCGTAAGCCATATCCTTGATCGTCTTATAATCAAACAAGTGCGCCGCTCTAAGGCTCAAATCAACCGAGACATAGGAGTTAGCGTCAAACTCAAATCCAAGCGCTCTCATGTGACCGCCCCGCGCTGCCGCATAAACGACATTGCGGCCAACAATAACAGGCTGAACATTGCTAGCTCCGATGCCGCCCTGAACCCGTGCAGCAATACTTGTCGGCGTCAAAGCTGAATCGCCCGTCGCAAAAATTCTCCACTCAGCGCTATCCGTCAGAAGAATTAGATCACCAACAGGAACCGCGTGACGGATTGTCGAACTTTCCAAAGATGCCAACTTGATCGAGATAGCATCATCAGATCGCACAGGAATAGAATAATCTAGGTTTGCCTCTGTCCCCGTCTTTGTCAGCCACAAGGTTTGAGTTAGTCCTGACGTGCCTGCAAAGCACTTCCTTTGCTCAAAATATGCGACCGTTCGAGGATAATCACTTGCAAACGGCGTCTGGTTTTCAGGAGGCGCGCGGCTAATGTCAGCCGCAATATTGTCATCCACAAGCGTCGTGGTCGTTGTCTGCCCGATATAACCATAAAGGCCACCGCTTAGTTTATAGACGTTGCGTCGCTCCGCGTCCCCAAATGTAATAGTATTTTTAGCACCCGTATCGAAAAGCTGGTTTGTTGCGCTCACAACCGCGCTTGCAACACTCTCATCAATCTGGTCGTCAGTGACATTCGTCGCGACATAGCTATAGCTTTGCGTGTCTGATGGGCTAGTCGCCGTAACTGGCGTTACGCTTGATATTGTTGGAGCGCTCAGTGTTGACCCAAACACAGAGGCGCTCAGTGTCCAATTGGTCACACCATACCGACGCAATTCCTGAACCGGATACCGGGGATGGGTCAGCGTTAAAATGTCACCTGATTGCGCATAATGAATATCCGCCAAATCGGATTCGGCATAAGGGGATGGTATCTCATAAACTGTCCCCAACTCGTACCAGTAACCCGCTGACGCAGAACTAGCGACGCCATCATAAGCATCATAAACCGTGGTTTCCACAAGAACCACGCTCGGCTCTAAGCTGCCGCCAGCGCCCACATCAAACGTGTAAGTTGTTCTGGATATTGCCGCCTTGTCACCAACTCCGACATCTTCCGGCAATGAAGTGCCGTAGAACGTATAACCAGATGGAATTGACGCATTCCCGGCGCTAGTAAGAGACCATGTTGCAGAAACGACTGGAGCAGAGCCATATTCGTTTGTGCTTGGCGTATGGCCCGTTGGCACGTCGCTAACCGCGTACCACGTCTTGCTGCTTTCGGTAACAATATCGCCTTGGTCGTAAGTTAACCCTGCATCAAAAGCATCAACGCCCGTCGTTGGCGTCAAAACTGTTGCTGCAAAGCTATGGAACCGGATATATGCCTCGCCAAACTCCAGCATAACTGTCTGTGTCGCAGAAAAGCGAAACGGAATAAGCCGCGTAAACTTCGTGCTATCCTTGACCTCTCGCACAAAGCGAAAGCCTGTTCGGGTTGAGACTGGCCCTTGTGGCAAGACCACAAAGTTATGACAGACAGCCAGCCCCGTGTTCGATTTAAGATCATCAATGCGGCCCCACATTTCAGGGGAAATTATGCCGCCATTAAAAGATCGCGTATAAAGTTTAGCCACGGATAATAGGGGTCTCCGTTACGCCATTCGCGCCGCGCGCGGCAAGCTGTCCAGCTTTATACTTGTCATTATCCCCTGTATTGCGAAGCCGGGATTGTGCAGCATCCTCGCGTTTCGCCATCGTCAAAAACTCTATGTATAGCTGAAGCATTTCCTTAGCGACTTGCATTCCCGGCATACCCTGAATAATCGGACCCGCTAGGCGGGACGCCATCAAGTGCTGCGCTGCAACAACCATGCTCGGCCCGTACAGTGTTGCCTCAGACTGCCGCTTAATGAAAACACCTACAGCGTTCTCTGTATTCGTATAGATCGCCCTTGCCCCATCTTCGGAGCCAAGACGGCAATCATCATTCACCAAGTCATCAGTGGCGCTTGGATTGCGCACACCGATGAACCTGATGCAATCCCCCGGATAAGCATAGGCATATTGAAACGGCGCAGGCGGTGTTACGCCCAAAAGCGCAAGGCTTTGCCGCTCAATCGCAAAGCTCCAAGTGTGCGCAGCCAATATCTGGTCACGCACACCCGGCCAAAACAGAGCGCATTTCTCTGCTTCGACACTTTGCTCCGGAGGATTGATTGATGCAATCGTGACGTTCTGCCCAATCAGGGACAGCGCCACGTTGCTAATATCAAGCGCTGTCGTCACTTACTGGCGCTTTCAATGGAGCAGCCTTTACGGCCCGCTTCTTTTTGTCATAGCCAGATGGCTCAAGCCACTTAGCCTTGAACCCGGCAGGGACGTAAATATCTTCACCGGGATTGAAGACGCGCCAGCCACTACCCGGAACCGGGTAGTAGCCTTTCGCGACAACTTTTCTTTGTTGCATATTATCAGACATTCAGGGTCCCCTTAAACTACTGAAGCGTTTGGCGCGTCAGCGAATGCTTTCCACTGATCAATGTTTGGTGTCAGGAAGGCGTCAATCTTGCCCGCCGTAAATGCCGCCGTGCCTGTCGTCTGCAAAACACCAACATAGCGTTCATACTCACCAGCAGGCAGGCGAATAGCGCAAACCTGATAGCCAGCAACAAGCGTTGCCACTGCAATTGCAGATGTTGAGTAATGATAAGTTGCAGAGCCATCAGTCGCGATAGCTGCGCCCGCATCCGATACAAGGTGGAACTGGCCCGTTGCAGAGCCGCCTGATGTGGCAGTCGTTTCAACCTTAATGACCAAGTAAAGGTCATCAACAAAGTTGATACCATCCCCGCCTGTGTCGATAACGTCACCGACAAGATATGAGCCTGCGCCGCCCGTGTTGAGCGCTTCAGCGTCACAGAACTCTGTTCGTGTGTCTAAAATCATAGTCTTATTCCCTTAAGATGTAGCAATGCCAGTTTCGGTACGAAGAAGCGCATCCACGCGTCGGCACGGAATGCCTTCAAACATGGTTGTCATCTTGCCATTATAGTCTTCACGGCTCAGTGTAGAGCCAGACGTTGACGAACGAACTTGACGGCGAAGGTAAGACATCGCGCGCTTGTTCATATACCAAGCCGGACGCCCGTTGAGGTTAGGAACTTGGTCACAAGCTTCCGCCATCAGATCGATTAGGTCAGGACCAGAAGCCGCATCACCTGTCAGGTCTTCGTCATTATACTGAATGCGAACGACATAACGCCAGTCACGCACGCAGATGCCACAATCCCAACGGAAGTGGTCACGGTAAGCTTCCATTCGTCCACCGTCGCCGTTCAGGTTCTCAATTGTGACCTGACCCTTGTCTTCATGGTGAAGGCCAGCCATTGAGCCTTTAGGATAAAGGCCATGCACTTTGTTTGGGTCCCACACAATCAGATAGATTGACGAATTATCCGCAGCGTCTGGCGTCACACCACCCTGAAGAATAATGTTCTGCGATTGCTCACCTGACGCCTTAGTCGAGTAACGTGGGGCTAGACCTGTGAAGCGCTCCGCGTAGGTGGCAACATCACCATAGAAGATTGTTTCAGCAAGTTGCTGGTTCATCCCCTCAAGGTGCGCCGTGCTTTCAGATAGGCGGAAGGCTGACGTATTGCTGTTTAGATCGGCCAAAGCTTTATCAACTTCAGCATACGCTTCAAGCATGCCAGTTGAATCTTTGATCTTTGCGGTGGTCGATTTAGAAGGCTGAACGCCGCCGTAAATCTTGCGCCATGTGCCTTCTGGCAGACCTGTGCGAACGGTTGTCTGGTGAGACGTGCCGTCATTGCACTCAAGCCAGATCATGTCATCGAGAATTTCATTCGTCTCTGACAGGATTTCAGCAACAGTTGCGATTTTGCCATCAGGGTCTTGACGTTTAGCCAAGTCTAATAGCGTTGGGTGTGTTGTGGAGAGAGTCGCCATCTATAGGCTCCTTGTTTAGTTTGTGCCGTAAAGCCGTTCAGCTCGCGTGAGCCGCGCGGTCGGTGCAGGATCGCCTGCAACCAAAGTGTCATCGGAAATCTGGTTGCCCATTTTCCAAAACAAGCGGTTGATCTCAGGGTGGTATCCCAGCCCTGTCTCATCCAAGAATGATTTCAATTCAGGGGTTCCGAACTTTTCCAAAGCTGACTTGGCAACACCAAGGTTCTTGTCGAAGTTTGCTCCGCCAATCTCCTTGTCTGCTTTGGTAGCATTAGCCCATTCAGACTTTACGGTCTCAACGGCATCAGCCTGTGCGGTTTCCCATTTTTGAAACATCTCAGCGCCAAAGCTCGCAAGCTTTTGTCCGCCGTCCTGATCAAGCTTTAACTCACCCGCGATACCCTTCAAACCTTCCAGTGTTTCAGGGGCCATTTCGACGCCATCTGGAAGCTCAAAAGTGTATTCAACAGGCTTGTCATCAGCCGCTGTGTCGCCGTCCTCTGCTTTGGTTTCGGTCTCCGCCTCTTTGGCTTTAACCTCATCCTCTGCTTTGGTTTCGGCTGGTGCGGTCTCTTCAGTTGCAGTTGCCTGCTCCTGATTAGAATCCGCTTCCGATGTGACAGTGCTTTCGGTGGTGTCTGTGGCTGCTGTCAGCAACGATTCTGTAGTGTTCTCGGTCATGTGTCTTCTCCCACGAATAGACTTGCAACGATTGTCCGCGCCTCCTCTGGTGAGGCTTGTTTGATCCAAGCCAGCATTTGCAGGGCGACCTCGCGCTTACCTTCCAGCTTGAACGTTTCTGAGTTTCCGGTGAAGTTGCTCACGCTTAGGCGGCAATGCTCCAGCATGTTGACGATCACACGCTGACCACGCGCATCCCCAAGCACCCAACGCATATCATCAAGCAATTGCTGACGCTTCTGCGCCTGTTCTCCTGTTATCTCTTGGCGACGCTTGCCGATGTCTTCGGCCCCTAACCAGCTATCGGTCAAACTTCAGTACCTGATGGCGAGCCGTAGCCTGCGAATTGGTTCATAACGTCCATCGCCATATTGCCACCATTTCCAGTATCGACCGCGCCAAGGTCTTTTGCGACTGACGCTTGCTGCGCAGCGGAATCCATCGCCGCCTGCTTACGCTCTTGTTCAGCGCGAGCCTCGCGAATAAAGCCAACACGCTCGTTCCCGATAATCATTTTAGGATCGACACCCAACGCATCGGCATACTGATCAGCCCACACGTCTTCATCAAACTTATCCAAAACACCCGGCTTAAGCTGGGCAACTACGCCAATCGTACTTACGTAACGATCTACCGCGTCTGTCCCAATCGCTTGCTGGGCTTGGGCTAGAACAGACGTGAACTCCACATTCAACTCAACATCATCAAGCTCTGGTGGCGGCGGCGCAATTATGCCCGTATCAATCATCCGCGAGAATGTATTCTCAACCAACGGCCTTAGCAGTTCGCCATGCAAGCGCTCCAGAACAGGGCCAAGCATCAGCATTTTTTCTTCGTGACGCTCTGCAACCTCTGTCGCAGTCTTTACGCCCGGACCACCCTCAAACATGCGGAACACGTCCTTAAAGAAGGCTGAATCAATTCGCTGGCGAATGTCGTAAATGTCTTCACGCAAGTCACCGAGATCAAGATTAACCTCCCAAAGCGATTGAATGCGCGAGTTAGGCCCGGACATATCCGAGAACACACGGCCACCCGGCAACATGTCCAGCGGCGTATGCTCTAAAGACGTAGGCACGTTTACAGGCGGCTTAACCTTGTATTCAATTGCCGTACCCTTCATTAGCTGCTCGTGATTAAGCTGCTTAATGTCGCCCAGCGCCATCATAGCAGGGCTTGTGCCGTAAATATCACCAGAGCGACGGTCCCAGCGCGGACAAAGCGCGGGAAAATCATCATAACCACTCTCACGTAAGACTGTTGGGTCAATACCATCCTTTTGCTCTTCGTAATAGCAGGATGAAAAAGCCTTATTGCGACTATCCATCTTGCTTGTGTCACGCTCTCGGCGTGGCTCAATCATGTGAATGACCGCCACAGGCGATTGATAGTTACCATTATCGTACTGTGAGCGAACGGTTTGCGACACGTTCTTGTAACCGAACTCACCAACAACTTCGCCCACCGTCTTCTCAAATCGGCGACCAACAGTGTTCACCGTGCCAAGAAAATCACCCGCCAGACAAAACTCACCAAGCGGCGCGCTGTAATGAGTGACAACCTTCTCATAACTATCCATCGCAATCGCGCAGCCTGAACCACCCAGCCCAAGGTCGCCATACATCTGATGCAGCATCAAATATGTGTTAGAACGATGAAACACACGCAAGATGCGCTTGGTCTCTCCTGAAAGCCATTCCTTAACAGGCTCGAAATCCATTAAATCCTTATCTCGTAGAGACAAACGAAGCCACGGACGCGCGGGGCTGGTCATGCCCGCCATAAGCCCGGCCTTCAGCGTCTGCAAAGCCAGCGTCGGCGTATTGTCAATAATCTTACCGCGTGAACGCTCGCCACGATTGCGGTCACTCTTTTCAATCCGAACAGCCATAGGATCGATACGGTCAGCCAGTTCAGCCCAATGGCTAAGCCACGGCGATCTGGCTGTCTGTAGCGCCCCGTAACGGGATGTTTTGGTTAGACCGCCGCGCGGTGCATCACTATAAGCCAATTAACCGCCTAACAATGTGGTACGGCCCAACATGCCCGAATTTGTCGGAGCACCCTGATTGCCCGTAAGGAATGTGCCTGAAACGCCAGACTTAGAAGATGCCTTGTTGCGCTTCGTTAGAGCCGCCACATTAGGCGACTTTTGATTAGCACGATTAAACTCGCGGTCAGCCTGCCGACGCGCTGCTTCGGCATCACTGGCGGCTTTCCGCTGTGCCTTCTTTTGCGCCTTACGGCTCTTTTCACCTTGGTAAATGCCACCAAGAACAGTTCCGCCGATTGCTGAAAATGCCATCACAAATCCACCTTCCAGATAATGTCTTGAACGCTCGCACCTAGACGCGGCATAAGCTTGTCAAGATTAGTCCCGGGCTTCGCGTGCCAAAGCATGATCTCTGCCCCCCAGTCCAAAGCCTGACGCTCAGTCTCTCGGATTAAACGAAGGCCAGCCGATCCCTTGCGCTCAGGCTCAACCAGAAACAAAACATCGTTCTGGCAGACCTTCAGATCAGAATAGTGCAGGTTTTTGGTGACGATGCTGACGCTATAGCCAACCAATTCTTCACCACGATAAGCGCCGATGACCATCAATAGGCCCATGTCATCCATACGAAGATAACTCTCATGGTCCGGGTTAAGGATCATCTTCTCTTTGTCTGTCGCCAGCTCCTCACGATGCAGCGCCAACAGGGGCAGTGCAACATCAAGAAACTCGTAGGCGCTCAGATTGCGAAACTCTAGCCGATCAAGCGTCGGCGTAAGGGTCATACTGTCGAACATTGCCACGCTCCTGTCTGTGTGGGTGAATACGCGCCTTCGCATGGACCAGTTCTGCAAAGGTCAAAGCCAACGCATCACCACGGTTAGGCGATGGAATGCCACGCGCCTTCATGTCCTCTTTGCTTTCAAGCTGTATCTTGCCGTCAAAATTTCCTGACTTTGGAATGACCGTCTCAGGGCCAATCAAGTCGTCATAAAGCCCTTGGTCTTGTAAGTCGATTGAGCCGCCATCCTTGAGCCATTGCTTCATGCGGCCCCACATTTCAGCGCGCTTGTTCACATAAGCAGGCTCAGTTGGCTTGCTGCTGAACCAAATCAACCGCCAAGAGCGGCCCATTGTCCGGCCCGCTGACACGATGCCCGTCCCATACCCAGCATCAACAAAGACCGCATCAGCTTTATGCTCATCCTGAAGCATGGCCACGATCTGCGCGACTTCAAAATCATTATCATTACGCGGTATTGTTCTTAGGCTTTTAGAGTAGTTGCCCTGACGAAGCATGATCTCCATCA